CTTTTAAATCTGATGCGTTTTGAGTAAGTTTTAATGGCGCAAAAGCGTTGTTTAATCGCTCACCTTCAGCATTTGAAACATTGCCTAATGCACCGCCAGTTGGTGAGGCATTTCTTAAGTTTTGTAATTCATTAAATCCACCTCTAGCAATAATTGAGTTATACAAGGCTTCTGCGGCACGAGCCTCTTTAGTAATCGCTGGAGTACGTCCACCAATTAAACCCGTAATCCCATCCAATCCCTTACTGTCTGCCAAAGTCTCTAAATCTTTTGCTAGTTTTTCTGCGCTAGTTTCAAAAGATGCAACAGCAGTTTTAGCCTGTGGGAATTTGGCTTCACGCAACTGAATCTCTCTTGGCGATAAGCCTTCCATTGCAGATGCAGGGGTCATCTTATTTGCAATTGCAGTCGCTCTATCAACAAATATTACTTTGTTTGTATTTGGATCGACAACGGCAACAGGAGGTTGCTCTGCACGAGGTTGAGCAGGTTGTCTACCTGCCAAAGCACGAGCCGTAACAAATTCTTGATATGAACCCCTAAATCCACCGCCATCAGGAGTCTTAGCAAACTGATATTCAGCAACCATGCTTGGTGCTTTATCTTCCTTTGTTGTCAAACGAGCCAACTCATTTTTATAAAGTTCTTTATATTCTGCCGACCCAACTGGAAAATTTGCGGCGGCTATTGCGGCGGCTATTTGAATTTCTTTGCTTGTTGCGTCTGTTTTAGATGTCAACTCATTAAATTTTGTTTTATACGCCTCATTAAACTCTGGAGTTCCTTGTGGCGCAATAGTAGAGGCATAATTTAAAGCATTACGTTGCTCATTGGTCATCTTCTCAGCAGTTCTTTGCTGAATCAAGGCATAGTCACCCTGTGCTTTTCTAAGGTAGTCAGATAATTGCAATGCACCAGCCTGGTCACCAACTGCTGATAGTTTCTGTATTGCACTTTGTAATGAAGTAGGATTATTAGGGTCAACCTCTTGCATTACAGCATTTCGTGCGCTGATGATGCGTAACTGTGGGTCTTCAGCACCCAATGCGCCAGCCAACTGTCTACCGCCATAAATAAGACTAGTACGAGCAGACGCAAAAGGATCAAGTTGACCCAATTCTGCCGACTGTGCTAATGCCTGTCTATTTTGTTGTGCTTGGTATGCTTCAGGAGTAATACCAAATAAACCACTCATTATTGATTCTGTTGCCATTTGGTTACTCCTTAAATATCCCAATTGACGGATGTCGGAACTTGTCCTTGACCGCCATAACCATACACATTTTGTGCGCCATATTGATTCATTGCTTGTTGAGCATTTCTATATGGTTGCATTGCTGATTGTGCAAAGTAAGGACTTGTTCCAACACCCTGTAAAACATTAGCCAATGGGTTGTAAGCGTTTCCTGCTTGTGCTGTTCTTGCGGCGTTTATTCCACCAGCCAACAAAGATTGACCAACATTAGCACCAGCGGTAGCAGTACGACCACCTAACTGTGCGCTAATATCCAATGGCGTTTGACCCATTTGTTCAATAGTGCTTCCAAGTCCCAAAGATGTTTGGAATGGTGACAATGCGCCAACTTGACCAGCCTGATACTGACCAAGCAACTGTGAGCCACTACCAAACAAACCAGTACCAAAAGCAACTTGTTGTTGACCAGCCGCTTGAGCATTTGCCGCCAACTGTGCATCTTGTTGTGCCAATGCGTTGTAGTAGGCTTCCATTTCAGGATTCGTTGCGCTTAGTCCTAAACCGCCGCCTGGTCGCAGTCCTGTTCCTCCAACAGACAAGCCTTCTCTACCTGTTTGGAAAGTCCTATTTCTTAACTCTGCCAACTGACGTTCACGGGTTGGTGCAAGCAAGTTCTGCTGACTCAAGATATATTTTTGAGCAACTTGTTCTGGACTTTCTGCTAAATATTGACTACCAAGGTTAAACAACCCAGTAGCCGCACCAGTTAAAGGAGCGTACTGTTCAGGAGCCATCAGCCCTTGTTGTAACTGTCTTCCAGTTAGCCCTTGTAGTTGGTCTTGATAGGCTCGTAACTCTGGAGATACTGTGTAATCAGCACTTGAGAGTTGCCCAGACGGATCAAAACCGAACTGAGATGATCCAAAACGAGTAGTTACACCGACAGGACGAAATCTAGCGGCATCTGCCGCCATCTGAGCCGATTCTCTTTGTCCCGCCGCAGAAGTTTCAGCCGCACTCTTAGCAGATTCACCTTGAAGGTATCCTCCAACCACTGCCGCCGTAGGTAGTATCCAAGGCATATTATTCCCCTTTAATTAAAACTTCATCTACTTTTGACGGGTTTTTCTCGTCAGTAGCATGAACACAATACCAAACCACATCGGTGATGGCCTTTACGCCATGATTCTCACCAGCCTTAATATCAATGCAAGCAGGGGCTTCAACAATTTGAATGTCACCCTCTTTAACAACTACAACCTTACCCTTGGCAATAATCCCAAAATGGGAGTAATTGTGTTTATGTTGCATGAGCATCTGCCCAGCACTAATGTGCGTTTCTTTGGCATACAGTCCATCAGAAAAGTGATGTGTAATCATGTTATTCATAAAGAATGTTGACAGAACCAGCATCAAAAGTGTCTGTCCCGTTGACTGTTGTTATGCGAACACGATCAAGAGTTCCACCCAAAGCAGAAGTTCCACCACCCATGAACACAACTGTTGTAGTTGATGCACAAGTATGGTTAGCAACCCATGTATTTGAACCCATATACGCAATAGTCATAATTCCATTTATTATGTTACTAGCCGCTTGGAGCCTCATAATTAATCCAGATGTGCTATCACTACTGCTTGAGCCACCACCACCATCAAGATCGTTAGATGTAGAAACATAACCAGAAGTAGTAACACCACTAGATGTTCCTAACTGAACAAGCATAAAGGAAGTTCCATTTGTGCTTATATTTCTAAACATCACAGTTATTCTGTTTACCCAACTTGGAAGGCTTGTAAAGTCAAGTGATGTTCCAGAGGCTGTAATTGTTGTGCCTCTAGTAATAAAACTAGCACCCATTGTTGGCGTTCCACCAAACGTAGGACTATTGATAGTTGGACTTGTCAATGTCTTGTTTGTCAATGTCTGGGTATCTGAAGTTCCTACAACTGTTCCTGAAGGTGCTGTCGTAGAACTCCATGTAGCCAAGTTTGAACTAAATGCTTGTACATCAGTACCAATGGCAACACCCAAAGCAGTTCTAGCATTAGATGCCGTACTAGAGCCTGTACCACCACTAGCAACAGCCAAATTACCTGTAACACCAGTAGTTAGTGGCAACCCTGTGCAATTAGTCAAAGTGCCAGCAGAGGGCGTTCCAATGTTAGGCGTAGTAAGAGATGGGCTTACTAAGTCAGCCTTGGTAGCAATAGAAGTAGCAATGTTGTTGAACTCTGTGTCAATCTCAGTACCCTTAACAATCTTTAAAGCATTGCCAGAAGATAAGTTATCTTTGGTAGCAAAGTTAGTGCTTTTGGTGTAATCTGTCATGATTTTTTCCCTTGTTTAGCCTGTATCTCAATTTTCTGTATAGACAAGGCTGTACCATTGATATTAGCCTCATACCCTGTTTGTACAACCTTACCAGTACCACTTGCAGAAACAGTCAATGTCTGCAAAGCAACTCCATCAGAATAGTATGCAATTACAGTAGCATTTGCGCCATACTCAGCAATCCCATAATAGGATTCACCCTGAGTAGGAATAGTTGAATTGTCTGACAAATAGTTGGTCTTAAAGTCAAAGCCCCACTTAAAGGTAACAGTCTGATTTGTTCCACCAATCACCACAATGGACAACTTCTTCAAAATAGAAGTAACATTCACATCGCCTAAGTCTGCATGGTTTGTGTAATACAAGAATCTGTATAAACTTGCATGGTCTTGGTAAGTACCATATTTTCCAATATAGCCATTCTTACCAATCAACAAATCACCATTTCTTCTTGACAAAAGTGCTGTTGGCTCAATAGAGTCCCAACTAGTTACTCTAAGCGAGGCATCTTGCAGTTGTATCCGTGTATCAAAGCAAAACAATGATTTGATAGATGGGAGCGTCAATAAGTAAAAGGCTTCTTTTTCAGAGTAAACAGACTTGATGTTTGCCAATGTTTCGCCTGATACAGCACCTATCAAGTCATTCCTAATGTTCTTAGACAAGTCTCCCAAAGGAATAGACTTCTCTATGATTGTTCTAGCAAAAGAACGAACACCAGAGTTAGACAAGAATAAGATGTCTTTACCAGTAGATTGGATTGAATCCCTTGCTATACAACCAATACCACCCACACTATCATTTAATGACATTGTTGATGGCGTTGTCGCATTGGCGTATACAAGAATCTGACGCTTGCCAAATATGATTAGGAATCCATTGTGTGCCGCCAAACCAGTTATCTCATCTGATCCGTTAGGCCATACCCTGTCTACATTTAAAGAACCCGCTGTTCCTGTTGACCACACATGACCAGAAAGTAAGTCAGAAAAGAAGATGGTTGATGTGTTTGTAGTTGTACTTGCCACCCACAATCTGCCAAAAGCACTAATAGCAATATTGGCAGAAGGAACAGTACCTACATAACCAGTCTTCTCAGACACACGCCTAAATGTGGTGATGCTTACCGCAGGGTCATAGATTAACGGGTCATGCCCAGATTGGAAGAAGTAGGTAATGCCATTCAAAGAGGCACATTGCCAATTACTGTTTGTAATGGTAGGGGCTGTACCTCCACCGCCATAGGTCAGTTCAACAACAGCGTTTGAGCCATCTAACTTGAATAACTTATTGTTACCAGCAAACAATATGGTCAAAGTTCCATCAAGTTGCACTAACTCATGGACAACTTTTACATCATTTGCGCCTAAGTTGCCAGAGGATGA